GTTCAGCGCTTCAGGCTGTAGCCGCTGGCGGTGCGCACGACATGCGCCGCTTCGCCGCTGCGCTCGTTGCCGTCGCCAGCGAAGTAACGGCGGTTGCCGCGTTGGCGGGACTTTTCCCGCGTGAGCATGTTCTGGAAGGCGGTAGCGGCTGCCGTAGCGTCTGCGCGGCCGTACTGCGCCTTGGCGGTGGCCAGGGCATAAAGGAACACCAGGCGGTCCGGCACGCTCGGGCGGTCGCTGGCGCGCTCGAAGCGGGCGCGCTCTGCTGTGTATTCCACAATCAGGTCATAGGCGCGGTCCGGCACTGGCCACACTTCCATCTGGCCGTCCAGGGTGTCGTACTTTCGCGGCTGCTCGCGCAGTGTTTCGTAACTGCGGTCCGCCTCAGACACGCCCATGTGCAGCGGGTCGCTTAAATTGGTACCGACTTTGACCCAAAGCGACAGCACGCGGCCAGGGTCGATGTCATCGTCGTTCTGGTCATCGTGCCAGTCGTACAAGTAGGATCCCGCCTGCAGCTTGATGATGGTTTTGCGACGTTGCGCCGGCGGCTCCAGTTCGCCGAATACGTATTCATGGGATTCCTGCAGGAAGCTCTTGATAACGATGTCGTTATTCTTGGCGGCCGAACCCTGCGTGACATAGCCAAGCCGGGCGCGAAGCTCGGTCATCAGCTCGCCCATCGTTTTGTATCGTGCGGAAAGACCTGCCATTGCGGATCCTTAAATGGTGTTCAAAACAATGGTCAGCTCGCCGGCGGTCACGACCAGGCGCGCGGTCACGCTGGTGCGGCCCACAAGGCTGGCGGTTTTTGTTGCCGTGTCAACGCTGATTACGGCCCCGTTAACGCCATTCGCGCCAGCCGCTCCAGCACCCCCGGCTACACCTTGGATGCCTTGCAGGCCCTGGGGGCCTTGGATGCCTTGAATACCCTGGGCGCCGGTCGCACCGGTGGTGCCCTTGCCGTATTGAACGCCGGCAGACCAATCGCCCGACGTGGCCGACAGCTTGAAGTAAAGCAAGCCGGTGTCCATGGCCAGCAGCGAGAAGCCCTTGGGTTGCAGGTCGTACAGATTTCGGTTGGCGAATAGATCGCTGGCGTCAGCATCGAAGGACGAACCGGTGTCGCCCTTAATGCCCTGAATGCCTTGCGAGCCAGCACCGACTGGCCCGGCCGGGCCTTGTGGGCCAGGCACCTGCAGCGAAGCCACGGCCTCGGCCGTCAGGCTGCCCAGCACCACGGTTGCATTCTTTAGCGTGCCGTCGTCGTTCTGCAGCAGCCCGGCATTGATGCGTAGACCATCAATAGACAGGGTAACTTTATCCAGCTCGCTGTTCAGCGCGGCATGGTCCGTGCTGGCGCCGTTGTTTTCCTGAAAATTCTTGGTGCGGTTGTAGGCTTGAGCTTGCATGTTTATTTCGCCCCTTGTTTGTCAAGTCGGTCAGCAATGCGCTCGACTTGCCTATCAAGCCGCGTGAGTGTTTCGCGCATCTGCAAGAACCCATCCATTGCTCGCTGATCTTGAAATGCGTCTGTCTGGCGTTGATAGCTGCGGTTTTCCTCGACCACGACCAGCCTTTTATCCAGCGTGGTCCATGCCCCCAACCCAGCTATCAGGAAGCCAACAAAAGTAAGTAAATGACCGAGATTGATCGTTGGGTCGAAAGATATTCGTGGCTTTGCGGATGGTGCTTCGTTCATATCGGTCCCTTCGTCAATCACAGTTTGCCCGCTGCGATAAACAGCGCATCTATCTGAGCGTCGGTCAGCCCGAGCAGCGCAGCAAGCTGGACCATCAATGGGTCACCGCGCACCACCGTGTTGGCTTTGCGCCAGAGAATCTGTGCTTCGCGTGGCATCTGCGCAACCGCCGCTTCTACGGCGTCCAAGTGACCCGCAGCGAGCAAAGCCAATTGCGCCTGCGCCATCGTTACTGTCGTTGGGATGTATATCGGGGGAATATCAGCAGGCAGCGGAGTATTACTATCGGCAAGCCATGCAAGGACAGCTTCGCGTGTTGGCCCGTCGCCGATTGATTGCCAGTCCTCTGGGGCTGCAAGTGAGAAGGCTGCTCCGTTGAATTGTGCTGCTGTCTTTGTGGTGTTGGTAAATTTAATCATTATTTTAGAGCCTTGCTAAAAGTAATCCACCGTCCGGCGTGCGAATTAATGTCGCATTACCCCCGGCAAGACCAGAGCCACCTTGAACTTCAATAAAAACTGCTCCGCTAGCATCCGCAATTATTGCTGATCCAGGATTTGTAGCAGCGTTATATGTACTTGAAGCATTAAGCATTGACCACCCCGCAGTCGTGCTTAGTATCGGTGTGGCCCTCATCGGTTGGCCATAGGTAGTACCTGCGGCAGCGGAGGCGCTCAGAGCTTGAGCAACAAACCTATTGGGTAAGGGTCTTGCATATCTATGACACCTACTCAACTCCTGCTCATAACTAATCTCAGACACTGCCGCGACAGTACCTAGATTCATCGTTACTTTTTCCAGCGCCCATACGTTGCCGACTGTTGCGCAATCGTTGACTTGGTTAGCAGTGCCGAGAAAGTTTCCGGTGTTCCAAGCGTCTGGAGTGGTTTGGTAAGTTGTTCCACACATGTGACTAAAGTCAATTTCTAGACCAATACCATTTGTGTAGTTCCACGTACCCGCAGTAGGTAGCCCGCCCGCCACAGTAAACGAACAGTCTTGCCATGTATTTGCAGTCGGAAAGTTTATTTCTTTGACGTAAGATCGGTTGGCGGCACTATTTCTTAGAGCAACACAATGAATACCAGCTACTGGAACTTTTGCCCTGAATGCAACTGTAAAAGTATTGCCAACGTACTTTTCAATGTTGGAGCCTTCTATTTTTGTAATATCCAGCACAAGGTCACCCGCTGCAACTACGGTGTCGGCAGTAGTAATAGTCACTTGCCGTGCCAGTCTACCGGCTGTGCTGCCTGCAACTTGTGCAACAGTAAACACAGCAGCACTAGATTTGCCGTTATTCCATCCGTCAAGATCGTAAGCGCCATCCACAGGCGCAGCAAAGCTAGTCCCAATCTGAGCAATGCGAAAGTCTCCGTTAACGATTTCGTTGTGATGGAACAGTGGGACGCCGTTTAATGAGGGCGCAACGGACACACCCTTTTTAATACCAGTCTCGTCAACGGTCGCAACAACAATGCCGCCGAGAACAAAGTCGAGCTGGCTTCCACCGTTGTTTTTAATTTGTGCGGTCATGGTTAAGCCTTTGCTATCAAGTGGCCTTGAATGTAGGTACTAGACTGTGTTGGGTTGGTAGTGTTGGCGGCTGTTGACCACACAAACAACTCAAGATAATCAGTAGTGCCATTTAGATAAAAAGCCGCCGTTCCGTAAGACCAGTTACTATTGCTGCCTGTTACAGATGTGCCCACTATCTTTGAAAAGACGCCGTTCTTGTAGACAGCTAATCTAAGATCACTAGCAACGGTACCTGCTTGGTAGCCTCCGCCGAAGCAGTAGTAACCAGCTTTGGTCGGCTGAAAACGACTTAGCGCCGTATCGTAAGAACTGCCAATGTCATACTCTTCTGCGGTACAGGTCAACTTGGTGTACACACCCGCCGCCAATGCCAAACTCGTCAACTGATAAGCGCTAAACAAGATTAGGTTTGGGGGGGTTGCTATAGCCCCGTCAGCCCCGATCGTCAGCAAGTCCTGAGTCGTCGCCCCCACGTTGCCACGAGCCAGCGTCATCGTGCCGTTATTGTTGGTGCGCAGCGTGAAGTTTTTCGTCGCGTCGGCGTTGTCGCCAAACTGTGCGGCATCTAGTTTTAGTACGCTCATTACGCAACTCCGGTGAAGATGCAGCCTAGGTAGGCTACGTTGCGCACCCGCGTTTCGGTGGCGTTGCCGCCAATGTTGAAGCCTGTATTGTTGACACCGGAACCGCGTGTGCCACCTGTGATGTTGTAGGCCACACCACCGTCGTCCATGATGGCGGCGTTGAGCCCATGCGTGTGACTTTTGATAGAGTCGCCCTGTGCCACGCCAATGCCTCGGCCAGCATCTACACCCCGCCCGTTGTCAAAGAAGCGGCCAAACTCACCCCTGTAGTCAGGAATTCGAAAATTGGTGCTGCCGTCGCCGAGGGAAAATTGGCCTGCAGTCCATGCACCGTCCGTAACGGCCAGGTTGCCGGATGCGACTGCAAAGGCGTAAAGCAACGAGTAAGTGACACGGGACAAAAGCTGCCCGCTGAGTGCCACCGTTCCTTTTGGTGCGATGGTCGCCGGGTAGCAATGTATTGAGCCAACAAACAACTGCATTGCAGCGGGAGAGATACCGCTAGTTCCTGATATTTGAATCACACCATGCTCCAAACTGCGCCAGGCGAAATAGTCAGCGTCTTGCCAAGGGCGATCCGAAGCTGCCCGCTGATGGCGTTGGTGTTCGCCGGGATGGTGTAGTCGTCAAGCAGTACCTGGCCGCATTCATAAAAAACGCCGCCAGCCGTTGCACCGCCACCTGAACCGCCGGACAACTGAAAGGTGCCAACCAGGTCGCGCATCAGCAGGTAAGCCTGCCCTGCTTTAACGTCCCCTGAAGCAAGGGTCTCGGTGCCGTTTTTCTTGATGGCAACAGGGCCAACTCCGTCAACATTGACCGTCATGGCCCCTGTATTGCTGTTGACGGGGATAAATTTGAATAGTTGACCGGCCGCGTAAACCGTTGTGGCCGGCGTTGTGTTGGCCGTCACAGTGTTCGTGCCCGCCACCCCAGTGAGAAGCAGCGGCGCGTTGGCTGCAGACGCCAGGGCGCTAGCGGCAGCGGCATCGGCTTGAACTACAGCGGCAGCGGCTTTAGCGGTGGCGATGACCGCTTGGTCGGTGGCCGTGGTGGCCGATGTGCTGGCGGCGTTTTTACTTGCCAGGGCGTCGGCGGCAGATACTGCGGCGGCGTTCTTGCTTGCCAGTGCAGCGGCTGCAGAGACGGCGCTGGCGTTCTGGCTCACCAGTGCGGCAGCCTCGGACGTGTCGGCGTTGTTCTCGCTCACCAAGGCCGCAGCGCGAGAAGCAGCAGCAGCTACTTTGGACGCACTCGAGGCGATTGCGTCGTTACTGGCCGTGCCGGCATTCAGCGCGGCAGCGGTCTGGGATGTTTGGGCAGCGGTGGCAGCCAGTGCAGACTGGTCGCGTGAGCTGTTGGCGGTGGTGGCGCTGGTCAGGGC